GGTAACGCAAATGTTGCTGGTGTAGAATACATGTTAGACAAAATTGACCGTGATAGTCTTGAACCGATTGGATATAATTCAATCATTGAAAAACCAAAGAGTGGTCAGACCATGATATATTCAAACGCAACAGCATTCCAAACAGTTAAGAGTGATTATAACAATTTACATGTAAGAGAATTATTGAATACCATTGAACTACAAGTTGATGAAATTTTACAACAATACGTATTCGACTACAACAATGAGTTAACACGTATAAATATCTACAATTCAGTAGCTCCTATCTTACAAACTATCAAAGATTCAGGTGCACTTACCAAATATGAAATCATAATGGATGAAACTAATAACACTGCTGATCTGATCGCTGATGGAATTGGGATTATCGATATAAATGTTTGGATTACCGATCCTTTAACAAAAATTGTAAACAGAATTTCAGTTAATAGAACAACTAATGAACGTTCATCTGGCGGATTTGCCGCAGTATAATAAATTAAAAATAATAAAATAAAGATAAAATATCATGGCAGATAGCAAAAGTCAAGGAAATTTCGGATTAGCACACTTTAGAAATTCTAGAGCTGCTTCAGAAATGTTCGAACCAGTATATAAAAATATGTTCACCATCCAGATCTCTTTACCTACGGGTATAGGATCTACGGATGAGAATACAAATCTTTTATTGGAGAATGTTCAAAAGGTTGGCGGGTTAAAATCTCATACATTCCCAACAACACCAGCTGTTCAGAAATACAAATGGGCATCTAGAAGGTTTGCAGCTGCAACACCTGGAGATACTACAATGGATGTAACTCTTGATTTTGAGGTTAACTTAGATAAAAACAACAGCCCATATGTTGTCAAAACATTGAGAAAATGGTGTGATTTAGTTTATGATCCTCTTACAGGTAGAACAGGTGTTAAGGCAGATTATACAGCCCCATGGGCGTTAATAACTCTATATAATAGAAAGACCGTACCTGTATGGCAATGGAAATGTTACAATGTATTTCCGATAACCGGTCTACCAGCTGTTGATTTAGATTACAATGCGACTGATCTTTATAAAGTTACAGGATGGACAATCGCAGTTGATTCATGGGATGAAACTATCATCTAATTAAATTTAGATATAAAATAAAAGAAGGAGGACATATGTCCTCCTTTCTTAGGTTGAAATCTTATGATGTAGTAATTTAAATTTTATTGCCGCAGATAGGACAGAATTTAAATGAAGTTTTAGTAATTTTTGCACCACACTCAGTGCAGTAATGTTTTATATCGCTTGAAACATAAATCTTTTGTGATAATGGAAGTATTTGACATTCAACTGTTTTAAATGAAAAATAGTTGAAATCTTTATTTGATTCTACAAACGATTGATCACTTGCCTTTCCCTTATCTATCATGCCTGTTTCTATAGAAGCTTTAAGTTTTTCTGTGTTAAAAACTTGAGAAGTGTTTGCGCTTGTCAAATTATTATTTGATGTGATTGACCCAACAAACGTTGATCCTCCAGAAAATATAGGTGTATTTAACCCTAACGTATTTTGTGCACAAAAATACAAAGTAGGATATGTTGTTATGGTTGTTGTACGATAGATATAATCTGAAAATGATTCATCATAAAATTCAACCGAAACTTTGCCATTTTCAGATATTGCCTCTAGAGATTCCTTTGAACCATCAACTGTATATGTATTAAACATGAATTTATTGTTCGTATCTAAAAATCTTTCAAGGAATATGCGTTCACCTGGTCTCAAAATTATACCACCACCCTTGATGTAATTTCCATTTAATTTAATCTTTGCTAATACACTTGTTTTTTTGGGGTTGTAAAGTTCAATCTCAAATTCTTGTTTATCATCTAGATAAACACTCATGTTAGTTTGTTTGAGACGCTGCTTGTTCTTTGTAATAAAGGCGCCGACTTCCAATGCTGCTTCACGCAGACTTTCAAAACTTGTTTGTTTCATAATTTTCTTATTTTTTATTTTAAAAATTTATTTGGGATTTTATTCATAGGCATTAATTCCTATTCAAATGTCATTTATGACACTAAAGGCCCAATCATAAGATTTCTTTCAATTTATATATCTAAATAAATAAAAAGTTTTAAAAATAGTTGATTATTCAGAAAATTTAATTATATTTGCCTTATAAATATCAAATGTTATGGCATTCACCAGAGGATCTAACAATACTTTAAATAATTTGGGAATAGGACGCGCCTATCATATAGGTGAGTGGTTAAAAGAACGAAATATCACCAAATATAAAATAAACCCTGATTACTCTATAGATGTTAATTGGAGTGTTGATCTTAAAACTATCCATAAAGGAAATTTTCCTGATTATATACAATTCAATAAAGTAAATGGCTTTTTTGATTGTAGTGATTGTGATATGACAACATTAAGAGGTTGTCCAAGAAATGTATTAGGATCTTTTAAAGTAACTAGAAATCCTTTGGAAACTTTGGAATTTGCCCCAAATGTAGCGGCAGCCATAGTTTGTTATAATATTGATTTAGCAGAGCATTTTAGAAAACATATCTTAAATGATACATATAAATTAAAACACGGGTGTTACTAATGTCATTTACTAGAGATACAAATAATAAATTAGAAAATTTAAACATTGGTAAAAAGGGGATCATAAAAACTTGGTTACGAGAACATAAGATATTTACATATGAAATAAATGAAGATTTTTCAATAGATGTTGATCAATCTGTTAATTTAAGTAATTATAAAATTGATGGTTCTGAATTACCTTCATATATTCAATTCAATTTAATACGTGGATGGTTTAATATAAATAAAAATAATTTAACAACGCTTAGAGGTTGTCCTTATAAAGTGTTACAGTGGTTTTCATGCGAATCAAATCAATTAGAGAATTTAGATTGTGCGCCGAAATTCATAGAACAGGGTTTTTATGGTCAAGAAAACCACAAATTAACAAAAGTGATGGCTCAATATTATGTAAAAACATCAGATATAAGAGGACCTTTCTATACAGATCAATGTGTTATTGATATTAGTAAGTTTCCAAGTGATTTTGAGATATATACTTAATAAGATATGAATACATTCCAAAGAGAATCTAAAGATAAATTGTCATCTTTGGGGATTGGAAAAATAAATACAATTCATAAATGGTTAAATGAATATAAAATAGGTTATTATTCTATTAACGAAGATTTATCCATAGATGTGGATGGTGGTGTTAGTCTCGCCCATATGGATATATATGAAATTCCTGAATATATTCAATTTAATTTAGTAAAAGGATTTTTTAATATAAATAGTAATCATTTGACTTCACTTAGAGGTTGTCCTTATAGGGTGACTCAGTGGTTTTCGTGTGAAATAAATCAATTAAATAATTTAGATTACGCTCCTAAATCTATAGGTCATGATTTTTATTGTCATAGAAATGAAAAATTGACACGTGAAATGTGTTTAACCTATAAAAATTCAATATTTTTAGGAGGAAAACTTCGTGGAGATAAATTATATCCAACAATGCCCGAATATTAAAACTATATAATGGGATATATAGGATAAAGAACATCCTATATGCTTATTGATAAACTCTTCGAATCTCCAGACAACATAACAATAGACGGAAACATTCATAAATGGGATGACCAGACATCTAAATTTACATTTGGATATTTAGGGGGTGACTTCTGCGGAGAGTTTGATGTTACACATCCTCAACTTTGTGAGATTTATGATGCTTACGGTTTTGATAAATTTGCCATGGATTATCCTGGTAGAGTGTGGGTTACATATAAAATTATAACATTTTGGGAATATCCTAAGGATTTGGAAAAACTAAAGAACATAATTAAGGATATTGAAAATAAATCAAAGTTAAAGATCTGGGATAACGGGTATAAGATAGAGATAGTAACATCTGGAAAGCTATATGGCAAACATGTTTGGTCGAAAAATATAGAAACAGAGTTTATAAACATAGAAGATTATGAAGGTTCAGAAACTTGGTCGCCTTTCATAAAACAATATGGACATGGTAATGAAAAGAATAAAGAATCATTTGGATCTGTAAAATATGCAAAGGATAAACCACTAAAATATCGTCAACATCTTCAAACTGAAAGTGCAAGCAATACATTTACTAGAAATGGAAATTCAACATCAACCGAAAAATTGAACGGTATAGGTATAGGTATAATAAAACAGATAAATGATTGGCTTAATGATAAGGCTATAGGCAAATACATAATTGAACCAGATTATTCCGTAACTATCTTATCACCAGAGTATAGTTATCAAATGAGATTGGAACATGAAAAACCTTCATACATAAAATTCAATTATGAAGACCCAGAGGATGAATTGATAATCAAATGCGGCGCAAATGATGTAGAAAGAGTCAAACTACTAATGAAAAGAGGAATAAGTTTTGAAGATTTTCTTAATACAACAATAGGTGGAATTTTAATGTATGAGGCAGGAGACGTGGCAACCTTTATACATGATAATTATCCAAATATATTGAAGAATATTCATCCTAAAAGCTTGCAACGATTTATATCTTTGGTAGATAGGACAAAAAATAAAGAAGTAAATGAAGCTTTCAGAAGGGGAGACGATGATAAATTGGACACACTGGGTGTTGGAAGGGTAAGAAATGTTAAATTATTTTTAGAAGAATTCAAGATTCGTGTATATAGAATAGAACCTGATTACTCGATAACTTTACCAATCCAGGATTTTTTTAAACAGGCAGAACTAGAAAAAAATAAACCCGCGTATATAAAAATCAATTATGAATCAAAGGATGAAGAATTAATTTTAAGATGTATATTGAATGATTTACCAAGAGTTAAAACATTGATAGATCAAGGTGCGAATGTAAGTGAATTCCCGGGTACAACAATGAGAGGGATGATAAATAATAATTCCGAAGAAGTTGCATCTTATATGTATGATAATTATAGTTATATGTTGTTTGATTCAGCAACTTCTGGCACATATAAAGAATTTACTATTTTTATAAGAAATATAAGAAATAAAGGTGTCAATGAATCTTTTAAAAGAGGTTCGGGAGATAAATTAAAAGATTTAGGAATTGGAAAAATATCTCTAATAAAGAAATGGTTGGAAAATCATGATATCATACATTATATAATTGAAGAAGACGGAAGTGTTACATTAAATTCAGTTGTATATAATAAACAAGTAGTATATGAAAGCATTTGCCCATCATATATAAAATTTAATTACACTAATAAAAATGATGCGCTTATTATATATTGCGCCCTAAATGATCTGTCAAAGGTGATACCTTTATTAAAGGCAGGTGCAACTCTAAATAATTTTTCAGGAAGTGCAAGTAGATTGATGGTAGACTTTAACGCGATAGATGTTGTAAAATATATGTATGAAAATGGCTATAATTATATGCTAAGTTGTAGTCAAGGTATAAAAAGAATGATTGAAAAAATAAAATTACCAAACATTGATGAATCATTTTCAAGAAATTCTACAGACAAAATAAAATCTTTGGGTGTTGGAAAATATTCTCTTATTAAAAATTGGATGAACCTAAAATTGCCAGGTGGGTGGAAATATGAAATAACTGATGAAAATATTGTTAAATTAGGAACTGATTGTACAATTATGGAATTAGCAAATACTATAAAAGATGCGCCTGATTATATGATATTTAAATTTAATCATCTATCAAAGATGCCAGCTGTTTATTTTTATAATGGTGAAATAGATAAGATGAAAGAATCATTAAAAGAATATAATGATAATAATATTGATGGTTTCGAATTCATAAATTTTATCTTAAATATTTTACTCGTAAGAAAAGATGAGGAATTAGCATTATATCTAAACGGATTACCATCTTTTCGTTTCGCTCTTAAAGACTCAATATATAAAAACATTTTTGATAATTATTTAACAACAATACAAAAGAACACAATGGACGAATCTTTTACGAAAAATAATGAAGACAAATTAAATTCTTTAGGTGTTGGAAAAATAACTTTAATAAAGAAATGGTTAGAGAATAAAAGTATCAGAGATTATACTCTTAATGATGATTTATCTATAAACTATAAATCTGGATGGAATCAATCATTTGCGTTTGAAAAAAATAAACCATCATATATCACATTTAGGTATTTGCCAGAAGACGCTATATTACTTTATGCATATTTAGGAGATATTGATAAATTTGAGGATGCAATCAATAACGTGGAAGATATATCTGCTGTGATAGATGAAGTTATGATTTTTGTGAAAAATAATCATAAACTTGCGTCTTGGTTAAATGATAGACCAGAATTTTTACAATATGCATCATTAGCTGATAATAGATGGTTTGATGAACGTTTTCCAAAAAATGAAAACATTGATGAATCCTTTTCAAGAGATACAGAAAATAAATTAGATTCTTTAGGTGTTGGAAAAGAAGCGCACATTAAAAATTATATTGAAGAATTAAAAAAGAGTGAACTTTGGAAAAATATTGACAGATATGATATAGATGGAACTCTTTACATGCACGATATTTGGTCAATAAAACCTATATTAGAATTTGAATTAACAAAACCAATATTTATAAAAACATCTTATTTACCAAAGATGCAAATGACCATAGCTGTTGGAACAAATAATATTGAAATGGCCAAAAATTCTTTAAAGAAAGGCGGCATGATAGAAGATTTTACTATCTTTATTTTAAATGAAGTAATCAAAAATAATTGGATAGATATGGCAAAATTTATCATAGAAAATAAATTAGCAAAAATTACAACATTTAATAAAGGTAAATATAATGATTTTTTAATATGGTATAAAAATAATAAGGATAAAAAAATAAATGAAACCTTCGCTAGAGATACAGAGGATAAGTTGAAGGTTATAGGAATAGGCAAAGAAGCAGCGATAAAACATTGGGTTGAAAAAAACCAAGAAATTGGAGAATATACATTAACAGATGATCATAAGGTTATGTGGCACAGTGGAAGTCCATTCGAACAAGCAGATATGGAGCGTAAAAAACCACCATATATAGAATTTGTATATGAATATCCATTTGCAAAATTGAAGGTCTTTTCATTACTTTGTGATATTGATAAGGTAAAGGAAGCCTATGCTGAGGGTGCAGATCCACGTGTATGGCCAAATAATATATGTGTAATTACAATGGATGCAGACTTCGCTGAAGGCGCCATTATTTTGGATAAAATTAATGGGTATAAGGAACTTTTATCATCAATTATGAGAGATAAATTTGATACATATTTAAAAACTATAAATCAAGAGGAACCTTTAGATGAATCCTTTTCAAAAAATGAAAATAATGATAAAATAAAGGCGCTTGGTTTAGGTAAAATAGCAAAGATAAAGGAATGGATGGAAGAACATGACGATCTTTCATATACATTAACCAAAGATCACAAAATAATGTTTACGGGAGGGGAATATTATAAACAAGCTGAATTAGAAAAAAATGCACCGGATTATATAGAATTTATATATGTGCCATATGTTAAACTAATCATATTTACAATATTACATGATATTGATAAGGTAAAGGAAGCTTATGCTGAAGGTGTTGATGTTTCGGAACTTCCAAATAATTTATGGCAAATAACATATAAAGATAGGTTTAAAGAAGGATTAGAAATTTTAAGAGAAGTTCCAGATTTTAGAGATATGTTAACCCACTCATTTCAGGTACAATTTGATGATTATTTTGCAAAAATAGATGAAGAAAATAAATTGGATGAATCATTTAATTTTCAAAGTGTTAAGGATTTTGTAACAAAGGTGACGGATAAATCAAAGACTATAAAATCTCTAATAGAAAAATTTAACGAATCTACAGATAAACAGACAAAATTATTCATCGTTAAAGTTCTTATTGTTCTTTTCACCGCTGTTAATGCAGGTGATATATCCAATGCCATAGTTGATGCAAGTTCTGAAATTTATCATCTGATGTCAAAGGATAAGATAAGTGTATCAGATTTTAAACAAAAAGAAAATAAAAAATTTAAAAATCCTTTGAACCTTAAAATTTCTCAGGAAGGTATTAATTTTATCAAAAACCACGAAAAATTAAGGTTAAAGGCATATAAGATTGGAGATGGAAAGATAACGGTTGGATGGGGATGCGCTTTTCCAATTCATAAAAGTAAAATACGTGTAGGGCAGAGAATCACCTTTGAACAAGCAGAAAAACTCTTAGCTGCAAGACTGCAAGTTGCCGAAAATGGTGTGAAGAGAATGTTTGAAGATTGGTCAGAAGATGGTCATTTTCATAAAGTTACACAATCTATGTTTGATTCTATGGTTTCTATGATGTTCAATATGGGTGTGACTGGATTTAGAAATCTCGATTTGACAGATGATTTAAAGAATGGAGATTTTCATAAGGCAGCCGAGAAGATGCCCACCTCTAATTTAGTTGATGGTATGGGCGGGATTGAAAAAAGAAGGATTGGAGAACAAAAGCTCTTTACGAAGGAACTTAAAGATTATAAAATGAAGTAACGGATAAATAGAATAAACAACCGTTATGACTGATCTTTTCAATAACCCCTCAAATAATTATGTGACACCTGATTTAAAACCATGTAGTAATGCATCAGATTTAAATTCAACATTTGAATTTTTTAACAATAAGAAGGTCGGAGTAATAAACGGTAGCACCATATTAACATCACTTGATCTTTCCAATATAAAGGTATTTATAACAGAATTCAAACAGGATAGAAAACTATTAAACCCGGCAGAGGTAATATATGTGCCTGGGTTGACAAAAGGTATACAATCAAGGTCTCAAAGTTTTCCAGTTCCTTATTTCATAACATCAACAATAGGTTATGAAAATTTCATAACCACAAAATTTGACATTTCATATAACAAAAAGTTTAAATATGTAACCGATAATATCGATTCATCTTTAAATTATGTTGATACTGTAAAAATGACCGATCAAGTAGATATGGTCCTTAATGGTAAATCTATCCCTGTTTACTCTGAAATAGATTCATCATTGAATTTTAGATTATATGGTTCACAATCTGGTTTTGATTTTTATGTCAATAATGTAACGATGACAATCATTGATGCGTCAACTGATTCTACATCACCATTCATAACTCTCATAGATTCGTTTACAGGTTTAAGTATTCCACAAGTATACACATTATCAGAAGATCTTTCTTTAGAATTTGAGTATGCAAGATATCCAAATGGTGCTGAACTAGGATATGTTATGGTAGGTACATACCCAGATGAATATATTGAAAGTGATAAATGGATCTATATAAACCATGTGCCCGATTCATTAAATGTGTTTGATATAAGTACTGGAGGTCTATACGAAAAGAAATTAAAAACGATAAATGTGGGTTCTTCAGGACCAAGTGATGATAATGTAATGAGCGGTGGCGACTATTTGAACTATATAACCGAAAACAATCTTTGGGATAAATTCGGTGTGTTTAAATCTTGGTTGGGATGTGTTGATAATGTAGAAACAAATGAAAAGAATCTTGTTAGAGGTTTCTATCTTTATAATCCTCATGATTTTCCCGTGTTGGTTGAAATGTTACTTATAAATATAGATGCATAATGAAATTGGTAAAAGAGTTTTTATCCAATATAGAATTTAGGTTTGAATGGAGTGGAGGTAATTGGTATAAATAGATATGAAGAATAAATTAATAAAAGAAAGTCTTTCAGGCGCCGGATATTCTGTAAATGGTGGTAGATCTCAATATTCTGGGTCGAACGGATTTGGCGGAGGAGGCAACCTAGCCGGTCATAATTCAATGTATACATATGAAATAAAACCTTTAAATAGGACTCTTGAACCAAAGGTTGATAGTGTTCCTACTGAAATACATATAACTTTAGGAACATATGTAAAAGGAAAACCATTTCCTTATCAAAATACAAAAAATTCTGATGAATATGTTCAGGGTCATGTTGTTGCGATTGAAAAACCAAATGAAGAGGTTGTTGCCTATATTGTTTTAGATGAAAAGACTGCGATAAAGGTAAGATTAAATCCAGATGATACAACACCTGTTGATAACACAGAGATCTTAGATACAAATGATCTTGAAATAATAAGATCAAAAACAAATGAATCTATTGTAAATGAATCCAGTGGCGGTGAATTGACATATGTCAACACTGCATGGAATAAAGGCAGATCTACTACTTTTAAATTTGACACATTTAAAAATCCAGCAAGTATTAAACAGATGAAACCAGATATTAAAGCAATTGTTGACATAGAAGGAAATCTATATGTTGTTGATGATCACTTTTATTTAGTTCATAAGGATATCATAGACCATTTCAAACCAATGGAACCTACACTAGAAAATAGTGAATGGTCAAGAAAGGAACATTGTTATGAAAATGTCATATGTTTGCAAAGATTTCATAATACAAATACATTTTATCTTGGAGAATTATATTCTACAAGGGATGGCATAGGAAATTGGGATACTGTTGATGCAGTATGGGATAAATTAGAAGCAAAAAATCCACAATTCAAATTTATTAAGGAATCCATAGCAGATGTAGAGTTAAATGAATCATTTAAAAAAGGGGGAAATAAAATTGACTCATTAGGTGCAGGAAAACTTAAACTAATAGAGAAGTGGCTTTTTGACAATCTTGGTACTACAAGAGAAGATGATATTGAAATAGACGATGAATACAATATAAATTCTAGTGATTCTATATTATTAGATGGTAAATTTGAAGGTAATCTCCCAGAATATATTCAATTTGGCATCGTAGGACCTTGGTTTTCCGTATCTGGTAATAAAATGACATCACTAAGAGGATGTCCGAAATCCGTAGCTGGATCATTTTATTGTGAAAATAATAAGTTGACATCCTTAGAATATGCCCCAAAAATTATTACAGCTGGTGCTAATTTTATATATGGATTAAATAAAATTTCAGAAAATGATATTCTTGAATATTGTAAAAAATACAATTTTTTAAGACATGATTTTAGATACAATATTAAGCACGCTGACACAAATAAAATAAAAAACATTAATAAGAAATACAATAAATTAGACGAATCTTTTGTAAAAGGTGATGATAAGTTGGTTAATTTAGGTATAGGCAAACCTCAACTGATAAAAAAATGGTTAGATGATCATTACATAAAAAATTATGTAATAAAGGATGATTACACCATAGATGTAAATGATGGTGTTAATTTGGATCAAAACTTACCAGATGGTTTGCCAAATTATATAAATTTTAATAAGACACTTTTTTATTATTCAGTGTCTGGAAACAAGTTAACAACGTTAAAGGGTAGTCCAAAGATATGTTTGGGTAATTTCTATTGTGATCATAATGAATTAACATCTCTTGACTATGCGCCTGATTTACAAGATGAAGGTAAACTTATTTATGGTGGCAATCAAATTTCCGAATATTCAATTGAAAAATATTGCAAAAAATTTAATTGTGAACGTTGGCGTATAAGACGAAGTGAGAATGGTAATGATAGTGAACTCGAAAAATACGAAAATAGACAATTAAATTTAAATGAATCATTTATAAAAAATGATGATAAATTAGATACATTGGGAATAGGAAAAAGAAAGTTAATAGAACAATGGCTATCTGACCACGAATTTTTTGATGTATATATTAATGATAAATTGGAATTGGAACCACATAATGCTATAAATTGGGATTTTAAGCTTAATGGTAATTTTCCAGATTTTATTCGCTTTGCAAATGGGCCAAGATGGTTTTCTATAGAAGGAAATGGTATGACATCTTTAAGGGGATGTCCTCCAAAAATTTATGAATCATTTTATTGCGCAAATAATAAACTAACATCTTTGGAATTTGCCCCAGAAATATTAAATAAAACATCATCATTTTATTATGGTGGAAATGAAATATCTGAGGATGAATTATTAAAATATTGCAAAAAATATTCGTTCCCACGTAAAAATATGAGATATGTTGATGGTGAAGATGATACAGATTTAATAAAGGAAGATAATACGAAATATAATAAAGTAAATGAATTTTTTACAAAAAGCGATAATAAATTAGTAAATTTAGGAATTGGGAAAAGGCAATTAATCCAAAAATGGCTTGAAAAAAATGATTTAGATAAAACTTGTACAATAAAAGATAATTTAGAAATATTTACAGATCAGAGTATAAATAAAGATTTTCGTTTCGATGGTAATTTTCCTGAATATATTCAATTTGCAGATATGGACAATTGGATGTCTATAGCTGGAAACAAAATGACAACACTGAGAGGTTGCCCGCGCCACATAAATGGTAATTTCTATTGTGAAGACAATGATCTGATAAATTTAGATTTTGCACCCAACATTCTTAGAACTGGAATATTCGTTTATGGCAATGTCCGATTATCTGAAAGGGAAATATTAAAATACTGTGAAAGAACGGGAGTTCCACGAGAAAATATGAGATATGTTGATAGATATAATGATTCTAAACAAACAATAGAAGATAATAAGAAACTTGATGGTTTATATGAATCATTAAATGAAGTTCTTATAGGAAAGGTTTCTTCATATAATAAAAAACTAGATGGAGGAGATCTATACATGAACCCTCCTTCAATCAAAAGATTTCCTATAATGAGCAGAGCAGTCACAGATAAAGATGGTAATTTTTTCATTGCAGATTCATTGAATATAATACACGGAGATATAATTGATGCTATTATTAAGTATGAATTGGTTTCCTACCCTATAGAATGGGACGGAAAACATTCAGCATATGAAAATGTTGTATGTTGGATGCAATACGGAAAGACAAACAAATTCTATCTTTCTGAAAGCTATGATCTCGAAGACAAAACATCAGAACAATATGTGACAGATGTTATCAAACCTATGACAGATATAGCACAAGAAAAAAATCCTCAATATGAATTTATCTTGAAAGGAATATGGAGCGTATGAAATTGATAAGAGAACACATAGATGAGGCATTTGTTAGGACTCCTGAGGATTTGTCTAAATTACAAAATCTAAATATTGGCAGGTTGTCATTGATAAAAAGCTGGCTTGAAGAACATTTTATACGAAAATATGAAATCAATGATGATTTTTCAATAGATATTGATGAAAATATAAATTTTCAACATATTAAAATACATGGATCGCTTCCAGAGTATATACAATTCAATGTGATTTCTGGTAATTTAGACGCATGTGATTGTGATTTAATAACATTGAGAGGTTTTCCAAAGATGATTAAAGGATATCTTTGGGTAGAAGGAAATAAATTAAAATCTTTAAAATTTTGTCCTGAATATGTGCAACAAAATGTCTCTTTTGAAAATAATCCTTTATCATCTTTAGAAAATGGACCTGTAACTATAGGAGGACTTTTATATCTAAAGGGGACATATATACGTTCTTTAAAATACCTTCCTATAATGAACAAAAAGGCGTATATAGTGATTGATCCTAACGAATTATTTGATGGTGAATATGAAAAAGCAAAGAAATTGGGGTACCATTTTAATTGGGAGGAAAGGACTTTTCGTTGATCATCCTTTCCATCTTTTTACTTCCTCTTCAACCCAAGGTATCTTAACATTAATCCATCTTTTTTCTAATTTCTTTACATTTACCTTGTTTTCAGGAGTGTTAAATAATAACACAGCCGGTTCCCCTTCCTTCCAATTTTCCCATTTGTTGATGGCTGCCTCAATCTGCACATCTGTGAAGTGGTTATTTGCACTCCAATTTTTAAGTTTCTTTCTTATATCCTTACGTACCCATGCAAGGTGATTCATCATGACAACATCATTTTTAAACACATGTTGACTTAATCCAAAAGGATTGTGTATTCTTCTTGTAGGATCTGTTGGGCCAGGAGCACTTGCATTATATGTATAATTAAAGAAAGTGCTGTGGATAAACGGGACAAATGATTCAAACGGGAAGATTAGATAGTGATCCAGGTCTCTGTAATAATTTATATATTGACAATAGGTTATATTCCAACTATTTTTATTTATTAGATCCTTGGCTGCCTGAAACTGCGCTGTGTCATACATTTCATCCGCGTCGATGTTTAATACATGAGAACTCCCGTTTTCTTTCATTTTTCGAATGCCCATGTTTCTTTTGTCACATTCTTGCTCCCTACTATATTTCATAAAATCTGGTTTAAATTCTATGAGTTCATCTACCAATCCTATAGATTTTAATCTCACTAATTCCTCCATATCCTCCTCATCTATAGGATTACGCCAATAACTAAGTTTTTGATATATGCAGGCAACATGGTCAACCTTGTCACGTATCTGTGTTATCACAGGCTCAAGAAGTTCGCCTGTATCGTAGGAATTTATGGTGAGGGAAAGTTTCTTTATCATAAATGTTTTATTATATTTATAAACAGATCTTTAAGCTCCTTGAAACCATGTTGTCGGGAGCTGTTTTATTTATATACATGGAAGATCTGATTATTTATTTAGATTGCAATAGGAACATTCTTGAAATTTGGATGAGGATTATAATTTATAAGCCTGAAATCGTTTGGAGTATAATTATATAAAGAGTCGACCTTATTTAATTCAATTTGTGGTGAAACTCCACTTACATTTCCTAAGTTTTCAATTTCTGTAAATTTTGAATCACGTATAAGTTGACCAACAACAAAAGGGATATGATTTTTGTATATATGACAATCTCCTAAATTCATTATTAAATCTCCTGGCACCATTCCAACTTGATCGGCAACCATAAGAAGTAAAAATGCATATGATGCAATGTTAAAAGGCAAACCTAGAAATGTGTCTACTGACCTTTGATTCATCATAAGATCAAGAGTTCTTTTTTCCTGTCCTTCTATCTTATTTGTATTAAATTGAAAGCTCCAATGACATGGTGGAAGTGCTTGTTGAGAAAGTTGTTCTGGGTTCCATGCAGTTACAATCATCCGACGGTTGTCAGGATCTGTTTTAAGTGTATTCAAAACATTTGTCATCTGATCTATACCAGAACTATTAAAATTTCTCCATTGATAACCGTAAATGGGTCCCATCTCTCCTGTTTCATCATCTCCCCATTCATCCCAAATTGTACAACCATATTTTTCCTTTAATACAAATTTATTAGTATTACCAGAAAGAAACCAAAGAAGTTCTCCAATTACACTTTTTAAATGAACTCTTTTAGTTGTTAATATAGGAAAGACATCTCCTACATTTTTAAATCTTAATTGTCTCCCGAACACAGAATATGCAGGTTCACCTGTACGATTTTGTCTCAATTTACCATTTTTTAGGATATCTACTAACAAACCATGATAGATGCTGTCTGTTTGGTTTTCAAGGAACTTTGGTTTAATGTAATCATAGGAAACTTCACCAATTTTCAATTTTCTCATATTTTCGTTTAATTTTATATGAGAAAATTGAAATAAAGTTTTAATTTATGTGTGTATAGTAAATATCTCCTGTGACTTCTATTTTATTATCAAACATATATTTGTCTATTTCTGTTCTAGACATATCTATATTTCCGCAATAGAATTCTCCATTTATCTTTTTCGGAAGACCTTTTAATGATCTTAATTTCTCATTATCTTGTATATCAAAATCACCGTCTATTTCATACGGAAATCCTTTAAGAGAAGTTAATCCAGAATTCTCACAAAAAAATGAACCATCAATTTTTCCAAATTTAATATAATCGGGAAGATTACCATCGGCTGGGTTACCAGGATCAAAAGGATATAACCACATATTTTTACATTTGACATCAATAGTTCCATCATCATGTATCTTTACTTGTTCCGCTCCTCTTTCTCTCAACCAATTCGTTATCATTCCTGGTTTGCCTACACCAAGTGTTGCTAATTTATCATTTCCTTTTATAAAGGCTTCAAACACTTTTTTTTCAGAATGATTAATCTTTTGTAAATATTCTTCTATATCATCTTTTGATATTTTATAATTATAAGCACAATAAAACGAGCCATTTATATTTTTAGGTGCAAAATCAAGAGATTCTAAGTAATTATTTGAACATGAAAAAAAATCTTGGACATATGATGGACATCCTCTTAGTGATGTCATCTTGTCAGTACTTATATCAAACCATCCATATACATCTCTAA